CGGAATAGAGCCCATGCCCGTCGCGGAAGATTTCGCCCCACGAGCCTTTCGCAGCCTCGCGCTCCAGCGTCATCGCTCTCATGGGACCGACTTAGCCCGAAACGCATTCGCAAGGCTGCCTAAATTTTCGGCGGTCTCGGCTCGGGGATGACTGCCCACGGGGTTGTCTCGGTCTCTACAAGCCGGTGTTCAAATCCCGAAACATCAAAGCTTTGCGTCGACTGCGCTCACGTTAAACAGCCATGGGCGGGCAGCGCGCTCTAATGCCTCGGCTTCCTCGCGCATCATCCTTTCTCGCTGCGGTCGCCGGTGCGCTCTGAGCAGCTCCAGAAGCAGTTTATCTGAGTAGCGTCGGACCATGATCGGTTGCCCATCATCGCCGCGAACGAGCTTGCCGGCGCTGACAAGCGGCTCGGCAACGCCTTCGACAGCGCGCCGACGGGCCTCATCTTCGAGCCTGTCGGTGGCGATGTCCTCGGCCTCGTCCCAAGCTGCGGCAAATGCAGTGTCCGTCTTTCGGAGCTCGTAGACACGGGTGCGGCTGGTTCCAGCCGCCGCAACCGCGGCCGTCACACTGCCGGTATCGGCGAGGACCTTAAGAAAGTTCTCTCGCCGCGCTTTAGTCAGCTTCAGTCGTTTCATTTGAACCTATCCTTTAGCGACCTGGCGGCCGGCATTGCACCACGACAGTAGGCCGCGAGTCCGTGCTGCCTCGCGCCCACGATGCACTTGCGAGCCCTCTTCGATCGGTCTGACCGTCGCGAATGAACCACAGGGAATGCGGGTTAATGCGTCGGCTGGTGTGTTGCCGCGCAGCCGGCTGATAAAGGCTGCTGCCGCCATACCGATTGCCGCTTGGCCGAAATCTATCAATTTCAAAACTTTAGGCCTGCTTTCCGGAACACGCGGGACGCGGTCACGCACGCGCGTCGAGGTGAAAACGACGAGCAGCTCGGGTTTGCCGCTCGGCGGACAAAGATCATTCATGGTCGGTCCCGCAGTTCGGCTGGTAGCATTCAGCCCGGTTCGTGTGGCTGCCGCCAATCAGACCGCGCGCAGCCGCATCGCCGGTTTTGGCACAGCCGTAAATTCGCGCAAGGCGAGGCGAGCTGCGGGCCCAGCCGGGCAAACTCATACAGCGCCCCTATTGCGCTCGTTGGGCGCGTCTCGACCACAAGCGACGAGATCAATGCCGGCCTCTTCTCCGGCTTCACCGGAACCTCGTACAGCGCCATCCGCGACGTGTACATCGGTGCAGCGATAGAGGGCACGAAGGGCAGCCATTAAAGAATCGATCATCGAGCAAAACACCGACAGAATGCGCCACGATAGGCGCCGACGGCGACGCAATCGTAATTACTTAAATCATAAATCCCGGTATGTCAACACCCTCTTAGCCCTCTGCCAAATCCCATTTCTGAGCGAGCTATTAGCCGCGCATCGGGGCTTCCGACTGGCGGAAATCGAACGTGCGGGCGGCTTCTGGTGAAGTGAGGCCGCGTAGGCGACGGCGAGGAAGTGGTATCTTAGGGCGTTCGGCCCGTCAATTAGTCGGACTCGGAAGCCTTGAGGACGCCAAAGTGTGTCTGCGTCCGCACAGCATCGGTTCGATATTCGCAATAACACGGCCCCGCACAGTTATCCACCACAGGTGGAGGGGGCGGTAAGGCGGGCGGTTCGGATGTCTAAGCCAACGCCCAGGTATCTGATAGAGTTGGCGGAATGGTTGGCGGCCGATGGAGAGGACGGTGCGGCACGGCCTGGGGCGACAGCGAGTTAGAGCTAGTTCTGGCGAACGCGGCTCATATCAAGAACGTGCGGGGCCGCAACACCGACGTGAACGACGCGGCTTGGCTTGCCCACCTGATGGCCCCCGGGCTCGCACGAGGAGCTTCGTGACAGGGCCGTGAAGAGCCGTCACTCCGCTGGTGTTATAACTTCCCTCGCTCACCCTGAAGGTTGGGCGAGAGGTGTTCTCGTCTATACCAAGATCAACGTCCATCAGATTGGCGGTGGCGGAAGCAGCTCTAAGAAAGAAAGACCTCAGGTTAGAACAATCGAGCATATCGCGAATGGACTCCACCACAATGGCGAGGTTCGCGGGATTAACCAAAGAGAATTCGTGAACACGTTTATTATAAATTGAGCTGATATAGCTAATATGACTCCAAAAATCGGCATACACGTGATTTTTGTCATTGACAGAATCACGATTTTAGTAGATAAATTTTCTTTAAAAGGCGCCCACCGAGGAAGAAACAATGGATCTCCATGACGATGGCGAAGTAAGTAAGCTCCTGCATCGAGATTCCCGGCTAGGGCAAATCACTGAGACTATTTGCTCGCTCAACGAGGCATGGATCCACACGCTCGACAGGTGCGTCATAGACACGCCCTTGAGCGAGGTCATCCTTCCCCTGATGCGCAGCTGCTTTTTTGGCGGAGCCATGCACGCGGTTCTCCTGCTGCAGAACGGTCATGGCGATAAGCTAGCTTCCGACATTGCCGGCTTTATCATGAAAGAGCCGCAGTCGTCACGCCCATAGCATTACACGTGCGGGATTAACCTGGGTACGCAGACGCGACGATGAATCCGAAGGAATTTGTCGAAGCATTGGTCCGCGCCCCGGATAGCGTGCCGCCGACAATAAGCCGGAGCGTCACGCCGATAATGAGCAGAGTTACTGAGCCCGCCGTCTGTCACTTTTAGTCACCGACATGATTTCGAGCCGTGGATCCGAGCTAGAGAAGGAGGAATTCTGATGAAGAGGCAGGCTAGGCTCACGCCAGAGACCGAGCAGGGCGAACGGCCGGTTGAGCGGCTGCCCGCGCCATCATCGGACAGCGCCTCCACGGTTTTGGCGCTGATTGAAAGGGTGGCGCTTGACCCCTGCGCCGATGTCGAAAAGCTCGAACGCATGATGGCAATGTACGAGCGGCTCAAGGCGAAAGAGGCCGAGCTCGCATACAACGCAGCGAAGGGCCGAATCCTGAAAAAGCTCGCGGGCATCAAGATCGTCAAGAAACGGACCGGTCTGCACGAAATAGACAGAGGAAAGCCGCAAAGGGGAGCATGCGAAGCATTCAAATACGCCCCGCTGGAGGAGATCGACCGACATCTGCGCCCGCTCTTGGTGAAAGAAGATATGGATCTCTCGTATTCTAACGAACCGCAGGAGGGTGGTGAAATCCTGATCCGGGGCCGTCTGACGCACCTGCCGAGCGGCCATTATGTAGATTCCTTTATGCCGGCCCCGCCGGATACCACCGGGGGCAAGTCGAACGTGCAAGCAGTGGGGAGCACCAATTCTTTCCTCCGCCGCTACATTGCGTGCAACATCTTCAACATCGTGGTTGTCGGGGATGATGATGACGGAACCGGAGGGACAATCGACGAGACCCAGATCAAGACAATTCTTGATTTCGTAAAAAAGGCGAAAGTCGGGCCGAAGTTCCTGAAATACATGAAGGCCCAGAGTATTGAGGAAGCCGGTTCTCTCGAAGCGGCGGTAGCAACAATTGCCGCTCGGGACTATTGCAAGGCCATCAGCACATTAGAAGAACAGATCAGCAAGACAACGGCCAGTCATGCCCATCTTTCATAATGTGGCACAATACTCGGAAGCCTACGACCGCCTCAGGCTTGGCATCCCAACGAGCTCCAACTTCCACAAGATCATCACACCCCAAGGCAAGCCGTCGAAACAGTGGCGTGAATACGCCTGTGTTTTGATTGCCGAGCGGTTACTGCAGAGAAAAATCGAGTTTTATAATTCGCCGGCTATGGAGCGCGGCTTGATCGTCGAGGCTGACGCGGCCGATTGGTATGAATTCGATCAAGACGTGACCGTTAAGAGGATCGGCTTCATCACCGATGACGATCACACGGTGGGATGCAGTCCCGATCGACTCGTCGGGGAGCACGGCCTATTGGAAATCAAGGCTCCACTGCCGCACACTCAGATCGAATACTGGATTTCTGGAGAAGTGAATGAGCGATTTCGGCCACAGCTGCAGGGTCAACTGTACGTTTCCCAACGCAGCTGGGTCGATATCGTCTGCTGGCATGACGTGCTCCCAAAGGTTGTCATGCGGGTTGAGCCTGATGAGCAGTTTATCGCGGCGCTCGACCGCGAGCTGCAGATCTTCAACTTCTTTATTGAAAGCGTCATGGAAAAGATCTGTGCCACGAATGAGGAGCCGGTGCCACAAGGGAGATTGGCGTTGAAAGCGGCGTTCCGGGCAAGTCTAGAGACTGTCTCTTAAACGGAGAAGTTCGATTCTCATTACCTCGATTCGGCACTAATAGAACGGCGAACTACCAACGCACCGGCAATTCCTGAGACCGATGCCCGCCCCTCGTATCCCTCGGACCCCAGCGCGCACCAAGCCCAAGGTTAGTTTGCGTAGACGAGGGCAGCATCTAGCATTTGTCCGGCAGCTTCCCTGCGTAGCTTGCGGCAAAGCAGCACCATCGGAAGCCGCGCATGTTCGTACGGGAACCGATAGTGGCGTAGGGATGAAGCCGGCGATCGCTATGCGGTTCCCCTGTGCCCCAGTTGTCATGCCAGACAGCATCGGGTTGGCGA